TCAGTTTTTTCCCATTCGCAGATAACAAACATATTTGTTGTTAACTCAACTGGCGCTACGCCGTCTTGTAGATCTACTTTAAGTTTTAATCTCATTGCCTTGTCCTGTTCTCGGCCAGTTATGGCGCGTTAGATCACGTTACGTCAACTGTGTATGCGCCACCCATGAGCTCAATGTCGTAGGTAGCCAACTCACCTAAATTTGCGTTCATTACTGGCAACGCGCTTAGGTAAGTGTTTGTCAATTCAAAGCCCGGGTTAGTTGCGCTGTTTGCGCCTGACGCTGGGCTTACTTTGATGTAGCACTTTGTGCCGACAAGTACTGATAGCAATGCGTAACTCTCAGCCGATGCAAATGACGCATAAAGAGTTAACGTTGCGCTGTTTGATTGCAAGCCAGCGGTGTTTGTGCGTGCAGTTGAGCCAAACGCGGTGTCCTCAAGTGCCTCAACAACGTAGTTAACGGTGACTGCCGATACTTGGTCGGTGATGTCTGTTGTCGCTGCGCTTGACGCGCCTATGAGAACGATCGGATTACTGAGGTAGGTACTGGTAGCCATTGTGATTACTCCTTAGGTGTCTTTATAGTTTTACCATACCGCAACGATATGCGTGTGTATGCTCACGACGACTGCGCTTGCAAGCCAACTGCCACGTCATAACACGGATACTCTTGCCCGCCTATGTCGAGTGTGCCGGGTCTGCCTGACATTGCGATAACGCTCGAGCCGAGCACTAGCGCGGTGATCTGCAAAATTTCACGCAACACGGGCAACCCTGCTGGGCCGCTGCCAACAATTTTAATTGGGTAGTCCATGCGTACGATGTTGCCGTTGCCTGCAATAGTTGTAAAACTTGGCGCTGTAATAAACACACAGTTAGGCACAAGTTTTGTCGGGTCGTTTACTACGCGTAAGCCTGTTACGGCTGTCAGCGTGGCGCTCAGATCGTCTAGCGCCTCGTTAAACAGGTCTGTGTACGGTGCAGGCACTATGCCACCGCTGGTCGGTCAATACCTAACAACTGTTTGACGATCGGTGTCATTGACTGTTGCGGTGCTGTACCCATGTTGTCAAACGACGCAAACACGTTTTCTAGACTGCCTCGACTACGCCACAACGCCGCCGCATACATAATTGTGCCGAGCGTTACGTCACCGCTAGGCGACGTGCTCAGACTGTCGTTGTAGCCTGCCTCAGCTCGGCGACGGCTGCAGAACTGGTTGCCAGCGCTTACGGCCTGTGTTGCCAGCGTGTAATCGTCTGACGGGTTTGTGATTGACACGCCAAGATATGTGACAAGGTTTGCGACCGTGACCCACGTGCAAGTAGGTGTAAACGTAATTGTGCCTGTGTAAAACGCGCTGTACTCAACTGCATCGCCTGTGCAGGCGTACAGCACTTGATTAGCGCGCGGTACGTTTTCGTTAAATGTCCATTCGCCTGTAGTGCTGTCAATGCCTGTGTATTCGTATTGCGGGCATGACAATACGGTGAACGTGCCGTTAAACGGTGCGGCAATGCTTGCGACAACGATTGTGTCGCCAACCTGTATGTCGGTTGGCTCAAGCGTAGATATGCAAGCGTAGTTATTTAATAACTGTTTTGACGCTGTTAGATAAGTTGCCATAGCGGTTATGCCGCTTGACTACTAGGCAACGACGATGGATTGAATAAACGACGACTTGGCGACGAATGTTGCAAAGTATCCGTAGTAAGAGAACGTGCGACCAAGGGTTGCAGGTACTTCTACTGACAAGATGCCTTTTTGCTGTTCGTAAATTTCGTAGCCCGGTGCGTAAACAACAAGCATTGTGCCTGACGCAAAGTTGTTGTCAACAACCATTGACAGACCGTAAATGTTTTGGCTCGAGTATTGCAAACCAGTTGTGTTGCCGATGCTGTTCATTGTTGTCATTCCGCCACCGTTGTAGCCCAACAATGGTCGCTTGTCGGCGTCTAATTGACGGCCGATAAGTTCCCATACGTCAGGTGATACACACAAGTGTGTTGGAAAGTAGTTGCTGTCTTCTGCAATTTCGCGTGCTGCGTCATAAATTGACGAAATCAACGATGTTGGATCAGTTGCGCTAACTGTCCATGTCGAGCCTGACGCTGTTTTACCTGCAACCAAATTGTCGGCTGCAATGTTGTCAGTCGCAATCAAGTACTCGCCAGCAAGATCGTTCAAGATCAAGTTCATTGCTGCTGGGTCAGTAAAGTCCATGTCTTGCACCGACAAAGTGACTTGGCCTGCAACAGTTGATTTAGTAACAACGTTGCTAGCAATCACCATTGTTGTTGCGCTAACGCCAGTCAATTCTGTTGACTGTGTTCCTGCGCTTGTGTGCGTTGTGATCGTTGGTCGAATAAAAGTTTTGCTTGGTGTGTTTGGCATTGCACGCGCACCAAATGCGCTTACAACTGGTCGCACAAAGTTTAAGTCTTGAAATAGTGGCCCAAGAACTGGAACTGGCAAAAGACCCGGTGTGTCAGTTGTAATAACATCGCCTGCTGCTGCTTGCAACGCTGACGCTTGTTTTGCTTGCGCTGCTTTAAACGCTGCGTTTACTTTGACAAACGTGTCGCCACCTGAGTGCATTGCTGCCATGTATTCGCCCGGTGTTGGCATTTTGAATTCGCGTGCAGGTTGCGCCCACAATTTGTCAACTGTTGACTGTGCTGCTTCTGCTACTGGTGTTTCAATTTTGTCGGTCATGTCTTTGTCCTTTTGTTCGTCTTGTTCTGATTGTATAGCATTAGTTAATTCTGTTTCGGGGATACCCTCGGCTACCTCGTCAGGCTTGCTGGCCGCGACCTCGGTAATGACTGCACCGCTAAACGCGCCCTCGCTGACCAACGACAATTCTTGCCAATTAGCCGCCTCAACAATCATCACGCCTTCCTCGTCATAACTAAACTTTGTTGGGGTTACGCCTACCGATACCGCGTCAATAACGCCGTCATTGGCCAGCGTTAAAGCTTCATCGCCTAGTCGAGTGGCGCTGATCTTGGCCGTAAACATCATGCCCTGTGGCGTGTCCACGCGCTCAACTACTTTGCCGACAATCTGATTGCTGTCGTGCTGCATAAATAGTTTCGGGTCGCGCCCCGTGACTGGCAACGACCCTTGCAAAAATCGTACCTTAGTGCCGTCATTGACTGTGGCTGTTTCGTCGTATGTGACTGCCACGCCTGAGATTGAGCGCGACGGCAAGCCCTCTGCCGCCGCTGCATCAACCGTGATCTGTGAAGGGGTTAATCGGATCATAAAATTTATAGTACTCCATTTGGTATCGGTGTTTCGGAATTGTCCTCGCGATAGTCGCTCATTGAGTATTCGCCCGACAAATATTGTTCTACGTCAAATTCAACATATGTGCCGTTTGGTAGCACGTTGTTGCCGCTTAATGTGCCAGCGATGCAATCGGCATAAGCACGAACGCCAAATGTCCACAAGTCCATGCGTGCTTCGGCGCTCGACTGGTACGAGTAACTGCCGACCGACACGCCTGCAAGGTACGGCGGAATGTTGCATAGTCGAGCCATTTCCATTGCCTGAAATTCAGCGCTGTCAATTAAAAGCATTTTGTCAGGGCTAGTTTGCGTTTCTGTGTAGGTCACAAATTCGTTTAGCGCTGCAGTTTGATTAGTTGCGCGCGCCACGTTAAACGCGGCCGCAAGATCGGCTAATTCTTGTGCGCTTAATGGCTCGCCGCCAGTTTGACGCAAAATGCCAGCCGGTATTGCTGACGTAGAATTTCTATGACGTGCTGATTCAAGTTGTAACGCTGTAGATACAGATTGCGTTGACTGATAAACAATGCCTTGAATTGGCGACAAGAATTGCACAACATCATTTGGGTCTAAATTGCCGCCTTGAAAAATAATTTGTTTTGACGGCGCAAACCAAACTGGCCCTGATTGATCTAAAGTCTGCACCATTGCTGCAGGTAGTCGAGTGTACGACGCTGGGTATCCGTCGGCTGTGCGCGACGTAATGTACCAAAACGCGCGACCGTAAAAAAATAGATCGTCAAATGTCCAAGACAAAATAAAATTGTTTGGCAATGTTGGGTCTATTTTGCGTAGCCAAGTGCGCGGTGCAATCGGCAACTTTTCCATTTCGTTGCCGTTCCAAATTTCGTTGTACATCTTTAGGTTCATGCAGCCGATGACGCTGGCCATGAGATCGCGCGCTCGACTGACGGTTGGCACGCTCATTGCACGATTGCGAGCGTCGCCTTCAATGTACGAGTAGTACTGACCGACCATGTTTGCGCCACCGTTGTTGACGCTGTTGCTGTAATAACTACCAGCCGCTGCCGCTTTAATTGGCTCAGGCGATATCGCCGCTTTGTTTACTGACCTGCTAAAGATTGCCATTTGCTAAGTATGCCACGCGTATCGGTTGCCCGTGTTGATAGGTGGCCGCCGCGAACGTAACCGAGAAAGCATAAGTAAACGACGGCCACCCGTTTTGCATACTAGCCACTAGCCACAACAATCATAGGTTTACCTGTTGCGGTAGGTCGGCTTGCAAGTGCGGCGCACCAAACTAAACAGCGTGCTAACTCGATTGGGCCGGGTGATCGCTGGCTAGATAATGCGATGCTGTTTTGACTGCGTACTGCGACGGCGCGTTGTACGTGTTCGGCCAACATGTTTTCGCCTGTATGCCACAACAGTTTTTCGTGAATCATTGACTTTATGCGCGGCGTAAATTTAAGTATCTCGCCATAGCCGACGATCGCACGCCGACGCTCAAGCGCTAACGGCCAATGAATATCTATTGACGGCGAAATAGCAAATTTGATTGCCGTGTTTTTGGCAAGGCGCTCTACGTGTTGCAACATTTCGTCGTATGTGTCGCACACAAACTCAACGGTTACGACGGTGCGGCGATCGTCAAGCACTACGGCTCGAGTGGCAAAATATCGGTCGTCGGTCAGCGACGTTTCTATTGCAATCGTGCCGCCGTCGGGCATCGGGTCTGTGTACTCCAACTCAGGCCACAAACCCGGCTGTATCC